TCATAGTATGACAAATCAAGAAGTTATTACAAAGATAATGGAGGATGTTTATAATACAGTAGACTCCTCAGATAAAAAGATAGACATAGTACAAGTACATATGGGATCTAATGTTAGAGATGCTGTATTTACTCATCTAGGACATCCTAAAGCTACTAAATTAAACTATGATTTAGCTTATAGAAAGAATATAGTAGTTACCTTTTACTACAATGAAAGTATAGATAAGGATAAGTATCAGTTATTTATTATCTTAAATAATGTTAAAAAATAGATTATAAATAGCTATAATTGTTCATAACAAATGTTAAATTATTACTCTAAACAGTAACTTTATAAGAGTATTATACGTTACTGTCTAAACAGTTATGACAGTCTAAGACAGATTAGACAGTTATATACTCCCTTACTTATGTTAATTAGTAAATACGCATAATATGACAAAGAAAATAGTAGATAAAAGTGAAGAAGCTTATAATGGTAAATATATAAACTTCAGAAGTAGGTTACATCAATTAGTACCTGGAGTAGATAGAAAATCTTGTGAAGGATGTGCTTTATATGATATTCCTAATTGCCCAGATTCCATTACTAAGCTATGCAGACAAGGCTTTATTTTAAAGAAAGTAAACGTATAACTATGATGGGCTGTAATAGCCATTATCGTAACACACGGACGTAATAGAGATGAAGCAGATGAGTAAGATAGAATATCCAAAAGTAGAGATTATAGGGAAAACATTTGAAGTAATACCTAATAAAGGGTTTTGTGATGGTTGTTACTTTCAGAAGAAAGAGACTTGTCCTCCAAGAGCATTAAGACAGTGTGTAGCAGCAGGTAACATACTTAAGCTAGTAGAGAAATGATAGATAGAGATAAGTTAGCTAGAGAAGCTATTGATTTGAATAAGCAGATAGCAAAGTTAGAAGTTAGATCTAGAAAATTAACAGATGCTCTTAGATGTAAGGATGATGAAGTAGCTGAGTTATACTTAAGAGATGATGTAGGCAGTATGAAAACTTATGTTCCTGGCATCATGGCATTAAGAGAGTTTAACAATGGTAAAATATACGTACTTAAAGCTGATGAGATATTTGGTAAAGGAAGAATAGAACTCATAACTACATTCGATTTTCTGAAAGAATTTGAAGATTATCAGGAACAAATGTATGAAAAGTACGTTAATGAAAAGAAGTAAAAGAATATTAGATTATGGAAGATAAAGTACTAGAAACAGTAGTAAACAATATGGAATACATTCCTCTGAAAGATGTCCTAGTTAAACCATTAGAACCGTTCATGTTAGAGAAAGAGATAACTGAAGCGGTTGGTACAGGTGAACTTGATATAGATGGTTTCGAGAAGTTTGAGACTAAGACAGAAGTAAAAGAAGTAGAATCAGAGTGGAGATTGGGTATCGTACTTTCCATACCAGATGCGTACAAAGATACTGATATTAATATCGGTGATATAGTAGTATTTGGTAAGAAGTTTGCTAAAGACTTTGACTTGTTTAAGGATAGTCAGTTAGTTAAACCTTACGATATTGTAGCGAAGAAGAAAGTAAAATAACATATTAATGCGTATTAATAGTTGTTGTGGGGCTAGGTCTGCGGATCTAGCCTTTTTGTTTATATATACTTAATAAGTTAACAAATGTTAATATAATAGAACCTTTTAACATTTAAAGCGTATAGGATATTGTAACAGCTATTAAAAGTATTATTAAATAATAATTATTATGAAACAGTATAAAGTAATTAAAGAGTTTGCATGTGCAAAGAAAGGTGATGTCCTTACTTACAATGAAGACAGTGATTTGTTTGAGTTTGATATCACATCCAATGGTGGGTACAGAACTATGTTCGTAGATGAAGAGACTGCAGATGAGTTTGTAGAGGAAGGCTTTTTGGAAGCATTTGATAATGAACCTGAAATGTCTATAGAAGAAGATAAACTTAACAAGGTATCTGAAATGATTGATGAAATGCTTGATCAATACGAACTAGACGGTAAAACGATTCAGGATAAGTATGATAAAGGTGAGATACCTACTTGTGTAAAAGTGGAAGCTGACACAGTACATTATAATATCACAAAGGTACTAAACAAAATCAAAGAAGTAATCAATTCATGAATAAACTTGTAAAGACTGTTAAAAAAGCAGACCTTTACAGAGAATTCCTCAAATCACTTGATGGTGTACTTTAGCTGACTACTAGGGAGCAGGATTTAATGGTATTACTTATCGAATTAGATGTTAATACTCCTAAGCTCCCTGGTTACAGCAAGAATGTTATTAGCACCGAAAACAGACGTTATCTGAAGACTGCTACTGGCATTACTAGTGATAACCTAAGTAGATATATAGGAAGACTAAGAGATAAAGGTCTGATTGTAAAGGGTAAAGCAGACGATGAATGGACAGTTAATCCTGCATTGATACCCGAAGTGATTGGAGACAGAGTACAAATTACAATCGTACTAAGACTAGATAAAGAATAATATGAATATACAATATATTACAATTAACCCAGGAGCTATCTTACTTCAGAAAGATTATGGTTGGCTGAAGAAGTTCTGGTACAAACTAAGAGGTAAAGAGTTACCTTATAACTACTTTACTCTGTTTGGAGATGAATGTGCCTTAATTAATGTATTTGGCAAGAACTCTGGTAGTGTAGTAGTAGAACCTAAAAAGAGTTACAGTAAGAAAGAGTTGAAGTCTCTACTTACTTTGATTACTACTAATAGTAAAGATAAAGACACTTGGCTAAGCTCATGGGATGCTTGCAGTAGTGATCTTTTTACCCTAATAAACACAGTAAGACCTGGCACATTTGGAGATAAAGAATCTAAGTTGAATGCTCTGCTTGATAGCAGATTCTATAATGTGAAGGAGCTTGCAAATGTCACAAACTGGAACGAATATATATTCTGAGCTAAGTAAAAAGTATAACGTACCTTTGTAGGTAGTTAAAGTTATATGTAATCATCCATTCCTATTTGCTAATAGGAGAATCACAGAATGTGATGAAAGACCTTTGTTATTCACTTACTTAGGTAAAATCAAAATTAAGAAATCATATGGAAAGAAAAATAGTAAGACTAGCGAAGATCCCAAGGACTGAGATAGTTACAGAGCTTATAGAGCATATGGTCTACTATAAGATGTCTTATCCAACAGGCTAGAAAGATCATTGTAGTATATTCTGCAATGATGCTACTAGCGAAATAATAACCCCAGATACTACGTATAAGCTATCAGATGAAGTATACCTATACTTATATTTACTAAGTAATAAAGCTATAGCAAGTATCTACAAAATAGTAAGTGATGATAAAGAAGACTGATATAAAATTATATCCTTATAATGTGTGGACAGGAGTACTGTCAGATAAGGAAGAAGTATTACGTAAATTTGACTTCTTTACTACAGTAGATCATATGTTAGCTGATAAACCTATTGAGGTAAATGATCTAGATTTTGATTCTACGGCTGGTATTACTTACGTAGTTAGAGAAAGAAAGACTAGAGATAAAGGTTCTCTTACTCTCTTCAACGAAGAGATAACTACTTATAATTATCACCACCTATTTAATGTAATAAGTCACGAAGCAGGTCATGCAGCAGATATAATGTGGCAAGGATTAATAGGTATGAATGCTAAAGATGATTTTGATAGTAACAACAAGAATGAACCTTATATCTACTTACTTGGTCATATAGCTGGCATTATGGGGTCATACGTAATGAACTTTAATAAAGAACAAAATGGAATTAACTAAAGAAATGTCTCTTGCTTTCATTCAGATGGAGATAGAGAATGCTAAGGATGCTCCTGAAGTAATGCAGGAAATGCTTAAAGTAATAGAAGAAAGCATCAAAGATGACAAGATTACCTATGAAGAGTTCACTAATACTCTAGCTCAATACTTCAGTGAAATAGTACCAGAAGGTGCTAATACGCTAGAAGAAAGAGTTAAGTATACAGAGATGATGTGTCAAAAGATGATTGATAAGTATGGAAGCAAAGAAAAATGATTTCGTAGACAAGAAGCTCAGGTGGGACTTACTACCACTCAAGGAAATTGAAAAGATCGTCAAAGTTTACACTGCAGGATCTGAGAAATATGGAGAGAATACTTGGCAAAGCCTTCCAAATGGCTATGATAGATACAAGGCCGCCTTATTTAGGCACTTGCTTGAGTATGAAAAAGGACATGAAGTGGATGAAGAAACAGGTTGTGAACATTTGTCTCAGGTCGCATGGAATGCGATTGCGATGATGCATTGTGCTCCTAAATGGGAAACTGAGTCTTTTAAAGAGAACCTTACGTTGTGTGCACTAAATAAGCGCATCGAAGAAAAGATAGATTCTACTAATAAGATACTTGATGAAATGGAAAATCTAGTATCTGATAAGGAGAAAGAACGTAGATCTAAAATGGTAGAAGATAAAAGAGCTAAGAAAATAGAAATAGAAAAGGAAATAGCTGAACTACGTAAGAAACTTGAATATGAAACTAATAGCGTCTATAAGATAGAAGACGCTTCGATATTCGACGATGAGAGTATTGGATTAAATATAATTAAACAAGGCACTAAACCTAGTACAGGTATTGCTATTAATATACTGGATAGATTTGATATTATCCCTGCTGGGGAAATCTATACAACTAGAGGATTCAGTGATATTCATATAGCAGACTTGAGATTATTAGTAGATCAATTAATAAAAGAGATATAATGAACATTACAAAGGACTCCCTAGAACAGGAGATGGATCTGTACAAACAGAAGATTCAGAAGTATCTAAATAATCCTGAATACTGTGATCCTAATTGCTCTCTACAACAAGCTCAAGTTATACTTAACAGATTGAGTAGAGAATATCATTTTAATTATAAAACAAATAAGATAAGTAATGGAAACAATAATCGGTAATAGCTGTGAATACAAGCTTATTGGAGATACTATGGAAGAGCTTCAATTAAAGAGTATCAAGGATAATGATATATATGTGCGCAGTGTATTCGTAGCAGAATCAGATGGAAGACTCTTACTTGAAGAGGGATTTGTAAATTACAAAGAAGGTAATGTTATAATGGTTCTATCTAAGTATAACAATGATGAAGATAAGTATGTAACTAGACCTGTAGTAATTGATAACTATTACTTAGCTGATGTAATCAAAGACCTTTCTAAATGAAACTATTCGTCGATATTCCTAACTACGATGGATATTATCAGGTAGGTTTATATTCTGATAGTAAAATGAAAGTTATTAAAGTTCATAAACTTGTAGCGTTAACTTTTATTCCAAATCCACTTCATTTACCAAGCATAAATCATATTGATGAAAACAAGCTTAACAACAGTGTAGATAATCTTGAATGGTGCACTGTAAAGTATAATAACAACTATAATGACCGTCAAAATAAAATAAGCATTAAACGAAAGAAGCCAGTAAGTATGTATGACTTAGATGGAGAACTAATTAATACCTTTGCTTCTATAAAAGAAGCAGTCAATAGTACTGGATTCCAAAAAGGTTATATTATAGCTTGTTGTAAAGGTAAAAAGGAATCATATAAAAAATACAAATGGAAATATGAAACTATTTGATTTAGTGGGAGGTAAAGTTGTAATACACGAGGATGCATTAGCTATACCACCCTTTAGAACCCTCTGGGAGCTTGATAAAGATAAGTCCCACGCTACTAACATACTTAGTTATATAGTACTTCAAAACAAGTATAATAGCCCTTACGTAAAGACTATTGTAGATAGTGAAGCAAGATCTAAGAGACTTAAGAATCTATTCTTCAAAGATGAGAATTATCCTCTAACAGTAGAGGAAAAGATAGCAGAGGATGAGTTTATATTCTTGTAGAATACAGCTACTCTTACTATGCTAAACAATATGAGACTCAAACTAGATAGTATATCAAAGTACTATAAAGACTCATTAGAAGAAGAACTAGATGAAAGAAAGATTAAAGATCTACTTGCTGGTATGACTAATGTAGGTAAAGTAATTGAGACTATAGAACAACTTGAAGTAATGGTTAAAGCTGAAGAAGCAGTTAAGTCCAAGAGAGTTAAAGGTGACGCTAAGGTTAATCCATTCGAGTTACCATCTATAGGTGTAGGAAGATAACACCAAAATAACCCAATTTTATAACAACAACGTTTTAATAAACAAATTAAGAGATTATGGAAAAAGCAACAAAAATGCCAGATATTATTCTGGATTTGACAGACGAAACTAAAACTATTGAAGAAGCTATTGCAGATTGTGAAGCTGCACGTCAGACAGTATTGCCTTGGCGTAAGAGAATAGTTAAGCGTATCAAAGGCTTGTTTAAACGTTCATAAAGACATATACGGGGCATGTCTATAAAGAAGCCCTGAATACTGCCCTGTGGTGTAAAGGTAAGCACTGGAATCTCTAAAATTCTAAGTTTCCGTTCGAGTCGGAACAGGGCTACCAATTAAAATACTTGTCCTTTGAAATTACGATAGCAGAAGGAAACCTATTAGGTAAGTAATTACAGTGAATAGGTAGTCTGAGGTAATAAAGCTCAGGTGGGGAGTACTAAAGAATCCTAGAAATCTCCCTTTTTTCTAAATATTTCATTTTCATTATGAGGGGGATTCGTTGTGAAACGCGTCCCTTTTTATTTAGAGGTTATGAGAGAATATCACGAAGAGACTGTACCTATAGAAGAAGATTGGAACCCGTGGGATGATAGAGAAAGAGCGCTTTGAATTAAAGTTTAAAGAACCGTTCTATCAAGAACATGAGATAGAAAAAGGAATATAGATAAAGGTAGATAATAAATATTACTGGATAAATTATGAAGAATGGATAAATAATCAATTTAATGGTAAACTTTACTAATATATTATGAATAGAATTGAAAAGGCGTATCAATTAGGATACAGAGCTACAAAAGACGGTAAATTAGAATTAAATGGAGTCAGTATACCTCTACTAATAAAAAAGAAGAATTCTGGAAGAAATTTATTATATTTCATGGTAAAAGGTATAAACGGAATGCTGTATTTATCAAAATTACAAGCATATTAGTTGTTTGGAAAAGCTGCACTAGATGAAAACTGTATGTATATAGATGGTAATACACTAAACTGTTCAGAAAGCAATATAACTATTAAGACTATATATAGAAACATATTACAGGAAAAAAATAAATATTATTGCTCTTCTTGTAATAAAATATTAGATTCTTCTTGCTTTTATAAAAGCGATCTAAGAGAACAAGAATGCCCTTACCGAATAGCTCAATGTAAGATATGTAAATAGAATAGAGTATGGAATAATAGAAGATACATACAATCAAAAAAATCAGAAGGATGTACTATATGTGGTGAAAAAGATATAGCCTGTTTAGATTTTCATCACTTAGACAGTAAATATGATCAAGTATCTCATATGCAAACTCATTCTATGAAACTAATAAATGACGAAATAGATAAATGTATAGTTTTATGCTCTAATTGTCATAGAAAATTACATTTCCATAAATTAACTATAGAAGAATTAAAACAACGAATATGATTGACTTTACTAAGAAAATTAAATCATCTGATAAATTTCGTCAGCCTGCATTAACTTTTATAAAAACGGGATAGTATTGTCCTTATATCAAAAATACGCAAGAATACATGAATTTCTGGACTGAGGAACAGGAGAGATGTATTAATGGTTATACTGCTGATGATGGTGACTTCATTAGTGGATATAACTATTTTTATTTAAACTATTGCCCTATTAACCGTACTGTAAATAGATTAGTAAATGGTCAAGTAGTATCAGAATAGGTAGTTACATTCCCTGACTTTTGGGATTATGACTACTATTATTTTTCATGTGTAAATGAAGCTAAATTAAAGGGTAAGCACTTATGTGTACTTAAGTCTAGACGTAAAGGTTACTCCTATAAAGGAGCCTCTATGTTATGTTGTAATTACTATCTAATACCTAATTCTAAGTCATATGTATATGCTTCTAATAAGCAATACTTAACAGATGATGGTATCCTTACCAAGGCGTGGGACTACTTAGACTTTATAGATGAACATACTGCATGGGGTAAGAAGAGATCAGTAAATACTCAACTACGTAAGCGTGCAGCTATGCTAGTTAAAGATGAGTATGGTAATGAGATTGAAGTAGGTTATAAGTCTGAAATCATTGGTGTTACTTTGAAGGATAATCCTGACGTAGTACGTGGTAAGAAGGCTAACTTAATCTTATTTGAAGAGGCTGGTTCTTTTAAAGAGTTAGGAGCAGCATGGCAGATTGCTAGACCTTCTGTAGAGAACGATGGTGTAGCATTTGCTACTATGATTGCATTTGGTACAGGTGGTGATGAAGACTCTAACTTCTATACTCTTAAAGATATGTTCTACAACCCTAAAGGTTATAACTGTTTAGAGTTAAATAACATATGGGATGAGAATGTAGATGGTACCTATAGTGGATTCTTTATACCTCAATATGCAAATATTGATATCCGTGATAAGCATGGTAAACGCTTATACATGGATGATGATGGGAATACTATACTTAGTGCAGCTATGCAGTTTGTACTAGGACAACGTAAGGAAGTAATAGATCACGCTACTAGTTCTACTGCAGTAGATAGATATGTTGCAGAGCGTTGTATTACTCCATCTGAAGCATGTTTGGAATTCAATGGTAATATATTCCCTAAGAAAGAATTACAAGAACAACTTGCTAGAATACGCACTAATAAGAAATTAACAAACCATAAACAAGTAGGTGATTTAGTATGGGAATCTAGTGGTAGTCTTAAATGGATACCGAAGAAGACTGGAGACATTACTCATTTCCCTCTATCTAAGAATAAGAATAAAGATGGATATGAGACTACTCAAGATGCTACTGGAGCTATAGTTATATGGGAACACCCAGTAAAAGATGCACCTGTTGGTTTGTACATACTTGGAGTAGACCCCTATGACCATGACCAATCTGGTACTAATTCATTAGGATCTACTTTTGTATATAAAAGATTTTAGAATTTTGAAAACTACTATGACATCATTGTGGCAGAGTACACAGGACGTCCTCCTACGGCTGAAGAATACTACGAAAACCTTCGTAAGTTAGCTATATACTATAATGGGAGGATCATGTACGAAAATGAGCGTAAAGGATTATTTCCTTATTTTACTGCTAAGCACTGTGATTACTTACTTGCTGATCAACCTGATATTATTTCCGATGTTGTTGGAAACTCCAAAGTACAAAGGAAAAAGGGATGCCACATGAATAAGTAGATCAAACAATGGGGCGAAGGATTAATTAAAGACTGGTTAAATGATGAGAAATCACCAGGTCATAAGAACCTTCATGAGATACTATCAGAACCGCTATTAGAAGAACTTATAGCCTATAATGACACAGGAAACTTTGACCGTGTAATGGCGTTTATGCAGGTTATGATTTATCGAGAACAACTATATAATGTAGTTGTTAAAGAGAAGAAAAAGACAAACAGAGAAAGGTTATTATTCGACGGACCTGTCTTTGCATAGGACTATAGTTATGACGATAACTTTGGTCAAGTCGATGAAGATGTATATACATTCAATTAACATAATATGAAGAGTAAAAATATTGGTTCGTTTCCAGTACAAAAACTGCCTATGTCTAAGAAGACTAAGGCATGGAGAGAAGCCTGTGTTGACTATATAATTGGTAAGTCAGGCTTTAGTAATGGTGGTGGTAGGAACGGACGTACTAGATACGAAGAGATGTAGACGTATTATGATCTATATAATAGTATCTATAATGAGAAGGACCTCTTGTACGTTACTAATCCATTTAAATAGAAGGATGGATTCCCCGCTACTGCACAGGATTACAACATAATTAAGCCTAAAATAGACTTACTATTGGGAGAAGAAACTAAGCGCCCATTCAACTTCAGAGTTGTACGTACTAGTGATAATGCAACTAGTGAAGTACAAGATAGAGCTAAATAGATGTTAGAAGACTATATTATGGCTACTATCATGAGTAAGTTAGGACCAGAAGAACAGTAGAGATATCAAGAAGCATTATAGAATGGAGAGATAATGCAGCCTGAATAGATATAGAAATATATCAGTAAGGACTATAAAGATATTGCTGAAACTACTGCTTATCATAGTCTTAATTACTTAAAGAATAAACTTAATGTTACACATGAATTCTATAAGGGTTGGAAAGACGCTCTAATTGCAGGAGAAGAAGTATACTATGTAGGTATACTTAATGGTGATCCTTACTTAGAGAGAGTTAATCCTTTATACTTTAGTTATGACTAGAGTATAGACTTAGAGTTCATTCATGACTCAGATTGGTGCTGTCGTAAGATGATTATGTCAGCTACAGAGATCTATGACAGATTCTACGATAAGATGTCAGAGAAGGATCTAAATGAGTTACTTTTTATGATTGATGACGTAAGCAGAGGAGGTATAGATCCTGAATTACGTAAAAGCTCTTTAGACTATCCACATTTTAAGATGAAGTCTATTACTGGTGATAATCCTTTCAATGCTTCAGATAATATTAATGTATGGCATTGTTGTTGGAAATCATTCAAGAAGATAGGTTTTGTATCGTATATAGATCCAGAAACAGGTACAGTAGATGAACTCCAAGTAGATGAATCTTACAAGGTTACAGGAATGGAACTTAATGTAGAATGGACTTGGATTATTGAAGTATGGGAAGGCTATAGAATAGGTCAAGAACTATACGTAGGAATACAGCCTCTTGAATATCAACACATCTCTGCAGACAATCTTAACTCATAGAAATTACCTTATACTGGAGTAGTATATAACAATACAAATAGTTCTCCTAGATCATTAGTAAGTATGATGAAACCATTACAGTATATGTATATTGTGTTATGGTATAGACTTGAACTTGCAATGGCTAGAGATAAGGGTAAAGTACCAGTGATTGATGTTACTCAGATTCCTAAATCTATGGGTATTGATGTTAATAAGTGGATGCACTATTTAGGTGCTCTAGGTGTAGCATTCATTAACCCATATGAAGAAGGCTGGGATATACCTGGACGTGAAGGCGGTAAGCCATCATAGTTTAATCAGTTCCAATCATTAGACCTTACTATGGCTAATACTATTGATCAATACATTAACCTGATGGATAAGATTGAATCAATGGTAGCTGAAATCTCAGGAGTAAGTAAATAGAGAGAAGGTTCAATTGCATCTAATGAACTAGTAGGTAATGTGGAAAGATCTGTAGTACAATCAGCACATATTACTGAACCTTGGTTCTGGCAACATAATCAAGTAAAGAGAGAAGCTCTTACTATGTTACTAGATACATCTAAAGTAGCTTGGAAAGATAGTAATAAGAGATGCTTACATTATATACTAGATGATGCTACTAGAGTATTCCTTACTCTATCTGATGACTTCTTCTATGAAGACATGGATATCTTTGTAGATGATACCACTAAGAATCAACAGCAAGTAGAAGCTCTTAAACAGCTTATGCAACCTGCTATGCAGAATGGTGCTAGCTTACTTGATATTGCTGAGATCATTACTATGGATAATATTAGTATGATCAAACAACGTCTTGAAGATATTGAGCAGAAACGTATGGAACAACAGCAAGCCGCTGAGGAAGCTGCAGCACAACGTGAACAGCAATTGATACAGATGCAGAATGAAACTAAGGAAGAAGAGTTAATGATTAAGGAAGCTGAAATGGATCTTAAGAAATATGAGATCGATACAGACAGTGAAACTAAGATCAAAGTAGCTCTACTTAATTCTTATAGAGGTAGTCAAGATATGGATCAGAATAACAATGGTATTCCAGATCCTATGGAGATTGCAGCTCAAGCTCTTGAAGAGAGAAAACAAGCATCTGAAGAAGCAGGTAAACAGTTTGAATTCAATGCTAAGATTCGTGAACAGAACATGAAGAAAGAGATTGAAGATAAAAAGGTTGCCTTAGAGAAAGAGAAGTTGGCTTCACAAGAGAGATTACAAAAACAAAAAGATAAAGCTGCATTAGAAAGAGAGAAATTGAAAGCTAGAACAGCATTAAAGAATAAAGTAGCAGGAGAGAGATAATATGAAGATTATCAGAAATAATATCATACCTTTTAAAGGTTTTAAAGCTATTAACTTATTTGGCATATTGTTTGTCAGAGGTAATGCTGAGTTATCAGATGAAGTAATCAATCACGAAAGCATACATACTGCTCAGATGAAAGAGATGTTGTATATACCATTCTATATTTGGTATGGTATAGAGTACTTATGTAAAAGATGGAACTATACAGCTAAAGAAGCTTATAGAGCTATCAGTTTTGAGAGAGAAGCTTACAACAATCAAGATAATCTAAATTACCTGAAAGAACGTAAGCATTATTCATGGTTTAACTTACTTAATAAGGAGAAATAATTATGGCTTGTGGTGGAAAGAAATCCGGTGGCAAAAAAGGTAAAGGTGGAAAGAAGTAATTGAGAGATTATGGATAGAAAAGCATTTAAATAGAGAATGCAGGAATTGAAGTCTTACCGGGAGTAGAATCCCGGTAAAGGCTATCTTGATTGGAAAGCTAGTAAGTATGCTGAAGGTGGAGAGATACCACCTGAGAGAATAGAGGTAACAGATCCAACTACTGGTAAGAAATGGTCTGAGATGACAGAGGATGAAAAGTTGTCTTGGAGAAATGCTAGAGGGCGTAATCAAATAACTGGTAAACCTATAGCTAGAGGAAATCTCGAAGAGACATATCCTGAATTCGACGTATTAACTGGAATAAGAGGTATTACTAATGGTATAAAGAATATAGGTAAGAAAACTATAATAAAATCTAGTACTTCTTTAAGTACGGGCGCAGATCCTACTCTTATGAACCGTAATGCAGCTTGGAATGCTAGAGTAGCTGAACAAGAGAAATTAGTAAAGAATGTAGCAAATACTAGGTAGTAGTTTAACAGCTAGTTAAGTGATACTTTCAATTCTCTTATCGATAGTGAAGATGCATTTAGAAGAGCTGTAATGACTGATAAACGTTTTGGAACTGCTTATAAGGATACTTATTCCAAATATCTACGTGATTATAATAATGGTAAGGGTATAAATGCAGTATTTGACGATAATATAGTAGATGGAACAAGAGCTTATGTTAATGTATATGATCCTAGTAAAGGTAAAGAACTAGAACCAGGACTTATTACTCACGAAGTTGGGCATAGTGTAGATATAAAATCTGGAGATGGATTGATAAAGAATTTAGGAGATAGAAAGAAATTTATTGAAGATGATATTCTATATTAGAGATATCCTGAAAATGGAGAAAAAATAAAGGAATATCTGTGGGACGGAAGTGAAATTAAATCCCATATGAATGAATTCAGAAATTATCTAATGAATAAGGGGAAGTGGTCTCCAAATGAAACTCTTAAAAGTCTTTAGAAGAAACTATATGATCCAAGTGATAATGGATTATTTGATAATATGAGAATACTGTTCGATACATATAAAAATAAAAAGCAGTTCTT